AGAAATTGCAAGCGGTAAATAATAATGGGGAGGATAATGGAGAGAGTCTTAAAGACATTACCCCTCTTAATGAAGGAAACGTTGAGGAGAAGTGTCCTGCAGTCGAAATCTTCACCCCCACCCCCACCTAGAAACTTCCGTCCCGCAGGGAAGATACTTCATGCGTTTTTTACTATTGATCCTCCCCTGTTTAGCAAAGATTTAAAAGTCACCGGAAGTCGAGCAGCTGGAATTAGATATGAGAATAAGGTTCAAAGGTATCTCTTGCAAAGTAAAGGGGATACTTATGTCCCTGGACCGTGGTTTCGTTTCCGTTCTATCGAGGGGAAAAGATTTTATTACTGCCAGCCGGACGGTTTGGATTTTAACATTGGTAAAGGTCTTATTACTATTGTTGAAGTTAAACTCCAGCATACATCCAATGCGTGGTGGCAAACGAGGAAATTATATGAACCGGTTCTTAAGTTCGTTTTTCCCGGAAGACTTTGGAGTTTTGCCGTTGTCGAAATTGTTAGATGGTATGATCCCGACACAAATTTCCCTGAAGAATTCACAATGATTAGGGAATTAACTTCGGAATATATAAAGCCAGGTAAATTTCATGTTCATATCTGGAACGGGAAGAATTGATTAATATGATAAAGGCTGAGCATATTTTATTTTTAACTATTTGCCTAATTGCATGGGGACTTTTCTTCTGGGGATTAATGTATTGGACGCCCTAGCTAATCAAACTCAAATATCTATTGAAGAACTTGTCCAGCTATCCGCTGTTGATAACGAGTTCTTCTCTCATGAGTTTTTTCCGAAAACGGTGCGTCAGTCTTCGCCCGAATTTCATGGCGACATTTGGGGATTATTAGAAAGTCTCAATCGACTCATTAATATATTAGTATTTCGTGGGGGGGCGAAAACTTCTATCCTCAGAATGTACACAGCGAAACGTATTGCGTTAGGGCTTGCTCATACTATATTGTATATCGGAAAATCGGAAGGCCATGCGGCCCGAAGTATTAAATGGATAAAACGGGTAGTAGAATTTAATGCCAAATTCAATCAAGTATTCCGGCTTCGTGCGGGAGCAAAATGGCAGGATACCGAAGCCGAAATTTATCGTGGCGATGATACTCACCCTGTATGGATAATGGGAACGGGTATTACAGGCTCTGTTCGGGGAATAAATCAAGATGACTTTCGGCCCGATCTTATCGTAGTGGACGATTCCATGAATGAGGAAAATTCTGCAACCCCCGATATGCGAAATAAAATCAGCGATTTAATCTATGGTGCATTGATTGAAAGCCTTGCGCCTGCGAGTGAATCTCCTGATGCGAAATTAGTAATGCTTCAGACGCCCCAAAATCGAGAAGATGCTTCCATGCTTGCACTGAAAGATTCCGCCTGGAAAAGCGCTCGTTTCGGATGCTGGACAAGAGAAACAGAAGGGCTTGCACTCCATCAGCAAGAATCTATTTGGCCTTCGCGTTGGCCTAGTGAAGTATTAAGAAAAGAAAAACAGCAAGCAATTGATCGGAATAAATTATCTCTCTGGCTTCGGGAAAAAGAATGTACATTAGTTTCACCCGAAACCGCTGCCTTTAAAGAGAATTGGTTAAAATATTACGAGCTTCTTCCTGAACATATGGTGAAGGTCATGGTGATTGATCCTGTGCCGCCGCCAAGCGAAATTCAAATTGCTAAAGGATTGCGGGGAAAAGATTTTGAAGCACTTGCAGTTGTCGGCCGTCATAAAGGAAACTATTATTTACTCGAATACTCACTTAATCGCGGTCACGATCCCTCCTGGACCATTGCTGAGTTCTTTCGTTTGGCCTTCAAGTACTCCCCGAGGCGTATCGTGGTTGAAAGTGTTGCATACCAACGCACACTTTCCTGGCTCCTGAAACAAGCCATGCGTCATCAAAAGCAATATTGGGTAATAAAAGAAACTGACGACAAGCGAAAGAAATTTGATAAGATCGTAGATGGGTTAAACGGGCCTGCGTCAAACGGTGCGGTTTTCGTTCGCCGCGATCAGCGGGAATTTATTGCACAATTCGTGGCCTATCCCGACGTGCCAAATGACGATTTAATTGAAGCTGTCGCTATTGGAGTAACAGAATTACAAGGCAATATTCTCGCTCAGGATGATGAAGATACCTTTGATTATACTGAAAGCGGGGATGAACTTCCGACCTTGACATATCAACGAGGGGCGCCATAATTCCTATGCCTTCCATAACACTCGATATCAGCACTACATCGCCCCTTCATACTCGAATACTTGATGCTGTGAGCGATAGGGTGAAATTTTCTAAGCGCAAATTCCAAGGCCGGCATACCAAATGGAGGAAAGCTGAGGAAGCCGCACTAGCTTTTCTTCCTGAACGTGACGTTGATGCCTTAAAGAGAGCGAAACGTGAAGGCGGCGCTCCGCAATATACCACAATAGTCGTGCCTTATACCTATGGCGTATTGATGGCAAGTCATACATATTGGACTACCGTATTCATGTCAAGGGCTCCTGTCCTTCAATACTCCGGTCGCCACGGCGAAACCGAGCAAGCCACTCAGGGGGTTGAAGCATTGATGGACTATCAAATGCAAGTGGGTGAAATGCTAGTGCCCCTTTACATTTGGTTGCTCGACGTAGGTAAATACGGAATTGGCGTTATTGGTGACTATTGGGATGAAGTTGAAAGTTCCGTTTCTGAAATTCGGGAAGAAGAGATTTTAATTGCTGGTGCGGTCCCAACAGGGAAAACGAAAAAGATCAAAACCACCCGAAGAGTTAAAAGCTATGCCGGAAATAGGTTATACAATGTTCGGCCTTATGACTTTTTCCCTGATGCGCGGGTCCCCATTCATCGCTTCCAACAGGGTGAATTTTGCGCGGTATATAATGAACTCGGTTGGAATCAAGTCCTTCGTCGTAAAGCCCAAGGATTTTATGTCAATACTGATAAAATCAAAGCTGGGGAAGGGGGGTTCGGAAATCGGGAACAAGGCTCTAGTCAATTAGAACTTCCTGGTGAAGGCATTGACACTTCATTCTTTGACAAAAAAACAAAAGATACTGTTAAAATCTTTGAATGTACTATAGAGCTTATCCCTAATAAATGGGGCTTAGGAAAGGGGGATTTTCCTGAGAAGTGGGTATTTACAGTCACTGACGATTTCGATTTAGTTCTTGGGGCGCAACCTTTAGGAATGCTGCATGATAAGTTTCCCTTTCAGGTCCTCGAATATGAGCCGGAAGGCTATTCCCTTGTAAATAGGTCTATCCCGGAAGTACTTGAACCTGTACAAAATACACTAGATTGGTTATTCAATGCTCATTTTTATAATGTTCGTAAAGCATTGAATGATCAGTTTGTGGTTGATCCTTCTAAGATTATGATGAAGGATATGCTTGATCCCCTTCCAGGCGGAATTATTCGCTTAAAGCCTGAAGCTTATGACACTGACGTTCGGACAGCGTTAACTCAACTCCAAGTGGTCGATGTTACTCAAAACCATATGCGAGATATGGGGATTGTAAAAGGTGTCGGGCAAGAAGCCACCGGAGTAAATGAGCAAATAATGGGGCAAGCTGCTCCGAAGGGAAGAACTTCCGCAACTGAAATTCGTACCGCCGCGACATTTGGGGTTAATCGCCTTAAAACGGGAGCCGAATTCATGTCCGCTATGGGTTTTTCACCCCTCGCTCAAATGATGCTTCAAAACACTCAGCAATTTTATGATGACGATAAGAAATTTAAACTGGTCGGCGATCTTGCATTAGAAGCTGGTCCTAAATTTGTAGACGTTACTCCCGATATTATAGCGGGGTTCTGGGATTTCGTTCCTGTTGATGGGGTATTACCTGTTGATAGATTCGCGCAGGCCAATTTATGGCGGGAAATGCTCGCGGGAATGGTTAAATTCCCTCAAGTACTTGCTCGCTATGATGTATCACGAATTTTCGGGTGGGTTGCCCAACTCGCTGGGTTGAAAAATATTAATCAATTTAGAATTGATGTCGTGCCTGATGCACAAGCACAGCAACAAGCACAGCAAGGTAATGTAGTTCCAATTGCAAGTGGGGGCCCGGATAGTACAAGGGTTCCTGCGGGCCAAGTTGGACAGGTCGGACCGACGGCTTAAATGTAAAAAGATTATATAATGGATAAATTTTACATTATATGGTGTTTGAAAAATGACAATACGCGATGAACAACTATCCGAAGCCAAAAATCAAAAGGATGTTATGGAAGATTTCCTTCGGCATCCTGGGTGGAAAATGATAAATGAAAATCTCGATG